AGCCACGGCAACCGCCGCCATTCTTTTAACGAACGAGCCGAGCGAGCCGGTCGACTTCTTAACGTGTTCGCCGAACCCCTTCGCGCTCGCTCCGGCGCGATTTACGCCAGATTCAAACGGCGCGGTATTCGCCGCGAATGTCGTAACCAGGGTTCCAAAACCTGCCATTATCCATCTCCGTAAGCTGCTGCCATCGCTGCCTCATCCTCGCCGATCCCGACTCTGCGCCGGGGCTTCTTCGCATCGCTGCCGAACTTCGGCACGTAGTGATCCAGGTCGACTAGCTCGCTCCTCTTGGACGCGAGCAGGTTGCTCGCAACTGCGCAAATAAAGCTCGTCTGCATCCAGTCATCGCCCCACGGCGACGTCTGGTGGTAGGCGACCCACTCCGAAAACAGTTCGCTCGGCATTTCTTCGAGCATCCCGTCAACGTCCCAAGTTCCGCACATGCGTGCTAACTTGAAGGCGAAGGCGCGGCGTGGATCGCTTGTGAATTTTTTACTAGCTCGTCAATATCCTCCGACTGAAAACCTACATGAGCCATCGCCGCGTCGAACAGGCTCGAAAGCACCGCGCCGTCGAGTTCGCCGAGAGCGTCCAGGTCGGCCATCGATAACAACGGTTTACCGTCATCGTCGACCAGACAGAGAACGAGCAGCTTTCGCCGCGCATCCTCTCGGACGATCCCATTCTTGCCGAGCACGCCGCGCTCATATCGCGACTTCTCTCCCTCTGTTAAGTTCTGGAGTCGAAAAGTCATCTCGCCAACCGTGACGGTTGTTACCCGCCTCCGGCACAATGCGAGCAAGTCCTTACGGCTCGTCCCTTTCTTCATCGTCGTCGCCATAATCAATCTCCTCAAGAGAACCCAGATCAGGCGGCTGATTGAGGCTCGACGCCGAGCCTCCGGTATATGCTTCCACCGCCACTCGCACCTCCTCCATCACGCTCAACGGATACGGTCTAATCATCGTCACCGGTAGACCAGGAGCGACGCCGCAATAACCGGCTCCGATGCCGTTAATGCGAATCAGTCGCAAGTCGTCAAACAGTGGAACGCTCTCGCCGTGGACAATATGCCGAGCGGGATGATCGTCGAAAGTGATTTCCATAATTAACTGCCTGCCGTGTACGTCGGCCCTCCAGACCACTTCACGGTCGCCTCTCCCGTCATAATTTCTCCGTTCACCAAATCCGGCCCGGTGACGCCCGTGAGGAAAGCGGTTCCGGCGAGCGTCGCCGCCGTAGTCTCTCCCGTCTTGGTGGGATACGTGATCGTGACCGTCTCCGCTGCGGCGGTGATCGGCGGGAACGTGCTCGCCGACTGATCCCAGTGGAACTCTAGAGAAAATTCGCCGCCCTCTATCAGATCGTCCGGCTGATATGTCTTTTCGCCAGAGGTCGAAAGATCGGTGATCTCGATCGCTTCTCTCTCCTGCCCCGTTCCGCCGATGCGGGTATACGTTGCGGTGAATCCAGAAGTCGCGAACGCGATGCTCGCACTATTGCCAGTTGTTGCCATTGTTCTCTCTCCTTAGAAGCTGGGAGCCGTCTCCTCCGCCGTGATGCGGAAGGCCAGGCTCGTAACGTATCGACCATCGTCTGACCCGTCAGGCGGCGGATCGTACCCTTTAGTCCTGTTCACAAGTTCGCACGCGAGAATTGTCGCGCTGCCTGCGCTTCCCCTGTATCCGTGAAGCTGCGTTCGTATTGTTTCGGCGAGCGAGTTCGCTCCTGTTCGCGTGTCGGCATAACAATCCAGATGCAACCGAGCATGGAGGATGCCAGCCGCCGCCGTTAAATGCTGCTCGTGCGTTGTATCCGTCTCCTGATAGGCGACCGCTGGAAGTGCCTCCTCTTGCGTCAGCGCGTCCGGCCGCACTCGCGTCGAGACGATATCAGTAACGTCTGACTTCGTGAGGAGGTACGTGCGAACGTCAACGCCGAGATCGGTCATCCTTTGGCCCCTTTTTTCAGGAGCTTCGCCGCGAGCCTTTTTCGAGTATCCTCGATGATCTTCTTTCCTCTTGTTTTGACGAGGCTCTTAATCTGAGGACGAGCCGCCGCGACGCCCTCCCAGAAATACGGATAAGCCGGAACCCAGCCGACCGACGCACGCTGCCCCCAGAAAACGCCGACGTGACCGTGCTCGATCAGATGCGCGTGCGGGCCGATCGGTTTTCCTTTCGATCCTCGTGCTCCTGGATAGAGATGCCGAACAGTGACGCCGAGAACGCCTTTCGCCGCCATCTCCGCAGAGCTGTCCCACTTGGCCGAGACGTTCTTGTTAAGTGACCGACGGAGCGCGTCACGGTTCCCGGCGCGGCGTTGTCGCGTCGCCGCGCTCCAGCCTTCCGAGGTTTCCGTTATTCGACTCCGAGGCGTGCGCTTTCTAATCTCGCTTATGTTCTTTTGTCCGACGGCCGCGAGTATCTTTCGCTGGATGCCGCGTTGCACCGACTTGTCGAATTGCGCCAGAGCTGCCGCGAGTTCTACGTGGCCGCTGAGAGTGAGCGTTACGGATCGCGTTCCGGCCATGCTAGTGATCCTCTTTGCAGTAGAGCCAGATCGTGCGGCGGCGGTCGTCTTGCCTCTGTACGCTTTGGATATTGAGCGTTCTCGTGATGCTTCCCTCGGTGAACTGGACGCGCATCTCGACGGTCGGGAACGTGCCGCTTTCGGGATAACGGATTATCACGACTTGCGTAACATCGGCGTCGACTTGTCGGCCTCTCATCTTTTCCTGGCCGCCACGATCGAGAACCTCGGCCGAGCAGGTACGCGCAGCCGACCAGCTTTCCGTGAGCTGGCCGCTGGCCGAAGTCGTCTCGGTCGCTTCCTGTATCTCGACTCGTTGTCTTAATCGGCCTGCCCGTACCATGTAAAATAATCCCCAAGAAGATAAGGCGCACAAAGCGCATCGAACGCAAGCGGCGTCTCTGTTGCCATCAGGCCAACCGTCACGGCCTCGGCGTTCTCGAACCAGTGAGCCACGAGCAACAGGATCGCGTGCTTGAGGCCGTCGGGAACGTCGCTCGCTCCACCGTAACCGCAGACGAACCGCACCGTTGCGGCATCCTTCACGACGCGAGCCGACGGCCAGACGATGCCATACGCGGGAGTGATGCCGCCCGGCTCCTCTGCCGTCGACACGATATAGTCGGAGCTGCTCCAGGTCGTCGAGGCTCCGGCCGTGTCGAGGTACGTCACGCTCGTGACGCTCTGGAGCTGACCGAACGGAAGCCGCGTCGTCGCGGTTCCGACCGGCAGCGCGTCGAGCGTGAGGTCGTATGTCGCCGTGACGAGCTGCCTCGCCGTTACCGCTTCGACCTTGCCCCTCGCCGCCTTGACCAAGTTCGCAATTTGAGTATCGAAATCAGTGTCGTCGAGGCGGAGATGGCTCCGAGCTTCGGCCGTCGTGACCGGCTCCTCGGTCGGAGCGGTAACAAGTGAGACGCCATAACTTCCGATTGCCGTCATTGTTGCCTCGCTTCTGCCTGCTTGAGCATCGCAGCTTGAGGCGGAACGGCTGGCTCTGGCAACCGCTCCGCCTCTTGTGCTGCAATCAATCTTTCCGCCTCTCTCTCATCGACCTCGACCAGATCACCGGCGAACTGCCAGCACCCGACGATTCGATTGATCAAAAGGCGAACTCTCAAACCTTATGCCATTGTCATACGTTGAATGGCAGAGGACTGGATCACGCCGGAGTCGTGTCGCGAGAACGCGATAAAACCGGTTTGATCGTTGTCCCTGTACCGCTCATCGAGCCGGATAACTCGCACGTTCGCAACGTCGCGAACGATCATCTTCGACCAGTCGCCGAACAGGATCGAGACGAGGCCAGTCGTCGCGGCTGGCATATCCTGGTTAATGACGATCGGATAACCGAGCAGGCGATCAGGCTCGCCGACGCTCATGCCCTCTTGCCAGAGGTATTGATCGTTCCCGTCTTTCAGCTTCCGCACGAGCAGGAGCGTCGAGTCTTTCATCATCAAGCCAGCACTCGGAGAATCCCGATAGGCGGGATCGAGTTCGTGGATCAGATTAAAAAGCTCGTCGGGATCGATGGCGGTCGCACTCGCGGCCGTGATTCCGGCCGTACTTCCGACCGTTGCCCCTTCCGGTTTCGAGCTACCATCGCCAGAAGTAAAGTGCTGCGACGTGATGCGGCCGAGCCGCTCGCCGAGCATCCCGCCGACCTCGGAAGCGAGATCGGTGAAAGAATCGGTCATCAGCTCCGAACTGACGAGCACGCTGCCGCTCGAATACTTGTACGCTCCAAAAGTTTTGGAACCGAACGTGACAGCCGTCTCGCTGATCGCGGCGTTTTCCGCCAGGAGGACGCCTGCGTTGCCAGTGTCATCGACGGTCGGCCAGGGCAGATCGTTTCCGCTGGCAGTTCGCACGATGCGAGCGACCCGACGCACGCCGCCGTAAGCGAGCAGAGTTTTCTCTAGCTCGGCCTGAAATCCCTGCGGGACGAGGTAACCGCCAGCCGAATCGGTTCCGACGCTCTGCGCTCTTTCTTCCATATCACCGCCGAAGCCGTTTCGGTTGAAGTCGAAAAGCGGTTTCGGAGTGAGCTGCACGTCGTAGCTCGGCGACTTGAAATCGACGTTGCAGAGTTCTGCCGCTTCGATATGCCGCTCGGTTACGTTTAGCCCGTTCTGATAGCGCGCCCACGCGGAGAACGCGAGTTGCCGATGCTCCTCGCGAACCTGCGGCTTTTCGTCGCGGGTAGATCGCTTGGATTCCCATTCGGTAAACTCGCGAGCGTCGGCGATTACGGAAGCTCTCGCGGCGACGTCGTGCGCCTCGATCTCTTTCTCCTGATCTTCGACGATCGCGTCGTACTTCGGATTGATCTCGGCCCATTCGCCGCGATCCTCTGCCGACCACTCATCCTGCCGGTCGGCGAGTTCCTTGATGCGCTTCGCAAGCTCGGCGCGTTGTTGCTGCAATTCCTGGAGTCGGTCGATTGCCATTGTTTTCTGCCTTTTCTCTATGCCAGCCCCGCGCACGAAAAAACGGCAGCGAGTCCGGCGAGGGATTAATGATCCATCGCTTAAAGACTTCGCTACCGCTTAAACAGTTTCGCGCGTGTCTGGTTGTGAACCGTACCGGCTGACGCTTTCGGGTTCGTGGTTTATTGTGCCTGTTTTGAATTTCGCAACAAGAACGAAAATCAGTCGCCAGACAATTCAAGACGCCGAGCACGCACCGCGACCGCTTCGGCCTCGTGCTGCTTCTCGTCCTCTTGGAACGCCTCTAAAGCCTCGCGAGCCTCCTCGACGTTCTCCTCGCTCCGCACGCCCGTCGTCGTTGAGGCGTAAGCTGGAACCGTTACAGGCCCGACGTCGTGCAGGTTAAGGCTCGCCAAGCTCCGCACCGTCGTCCCGCTCTGCTTGTCGCGTTCGATGGTTGCGCCATCCTCGCGAACGCTAAAAGCGAAACTCGATCCGGTGACGTCGCCTCGCTCGATGCTCGTCGAGAGATCCCGGCCGAGCTGGGTATCTGGCACGTCGATCTCGTACCGCAGGCCGATCTCGTCGACCTTTAGCCGGAGCGTACCGGCCGAGCTGCGGCCGAGGATCTGGCTCGGATCGTGGTTAAACAGTGCGCGCGTATCGTGTTTCTCATCGAGTGCCTCATCGAACGCGGTCGGCTCGATACGCTCGAAGTAATCCCGCATAAGTTCGTATTGTGTGCCGGAGTCGTCGCTGCGATAGAATACCGAGGCATAACCGGAGATCACGGCCTGCCCGTTCTCTCGTTGCTCGATCGTTACCGGTTGACTGTTTGGGAAACGCTTCATCTTGCTAACACCTCAAAAAGAGAATCAAAGACCGCACCGGCTCCGATGCCTGCGGCGGTAGGAAAGTCATCACAAGTCGTTGTCACTTCGGCGAGCATCTCCGGCTCGGTGCATCGTCCGAGCTGCTCGTTTATCTCGTCGTGCAGGCTATCAATCACAACAGCGGAAACTAGATCGAGAACCTGCTGCCGTTCCTGGTCGGAGAGATCCGCAGCGAGGTCGCACGCGGCTCGCAGCTCCTCCTCGACCTTCCCCCGCGAGGCGGT